TTTTTAATACAAAAAAGTGTGGAAAATGAAAAAAATGTTACAGTCAAACAGGCTGAACAGATAAAGATAAAGGTAGTGCAAAATGATCTATTTTTTACACTACCTTATTGGCCAGGAGAGGACCAGTATGGACACGCAACTGCAACAGGAGCAATTGCAACTGAAGGAGTAACAGTAGCAGTGGATCCAACAGTGATTCCTTATGGCACTGTATTAGTTATAAATGGACATGAATATGTAGCTCAAGATTGCGGTGGAGAAGTTCAAGAAAATGTCATTGATATATTCGTAGAACAACCATACATGCAATCATACAACGCAGAAGTATTTGTAAAGGAGTAATCATGAAAAAATACACATTAAAAGAAATTAAAGAAAATCATATTGGAATCTTAATTAGAAATGGAAAAGAACTGGAAAAAGTAGCAAACATGTTTGTTGGTGAAAACTGGAGAAATGGCGATGCTCTTAAAAATGAGCATTATACAAAAGATACACCATTTGTTATGGCGTATACAAAGTCTTTCAAGTGGCAACTTTTACCTTGCAGAGATTTAGGCTTAAATGACGATTTGCTTAGAAAACCACTATCTAAAATAATCATTCAAGTAGGTCTCATAAAGGAGTAGTCATGAAAACAAGAAATGTAGCAAAGAAATTTGGAATTACTGAAGAAGAACTGGATGCTGGGATTGATGTTGTTACTAATGCATTATTTCGCATTCAAAATCAAAAAGTATTTTTAGCAGTTGGTGAGCTTCTTGCAGTTGGAGATATTGAAGCAGAAGAATTACCAGCAGATGAAGAATAGATAAAGCAAAAGAGAAAGGATGTGAAATTATCAAAGTTACTGATTTAAAAAATGGACTGGAAGATTACAAAGATTATCTTGATGATCAAGAGTTTTCAAAAAAGACTATGCGAAGTTATATCTATGCAGTAGAAAGACTAATTGAACATTTCGAAAAGAAGAACATTGATGAATTCACAAAAAGAGATATTCGTGAGTATCGTGATGAGATGTTCGAGCAAGGATATAAAGCAAAGACAATCAATACGTACCTAGTATGCATTAACAAATGTCTTCGGTACATATTAAAGACTCCTGAACGTGAAAAGACACCTTATGCAGTCAAACAAATAAAGGTGCAGCGGAAGAAGTCAGTTGAGAATGTTTTATCACCGCAGGAAACGGAGCGGATGATTCGTAAAGCAAAGAGACTTGGAATGATGGACGTTTACTTTTTGCTTAAGGTCCTATATATGAGTGGAATACGAGCGTATGAACTTAGATTTATCACAGTTGATAGATTGAAAGATAAGTTCATCCAAGTCCGCAATAAAGGGAAAGTAAGGGATATTATCATTCCTCAAGACTTACGCAGGGAGATGCGTAAATGGTGCGAATCAAACGAATTCACAGGATACGTATTTGAGTCGCGTTACGGACCGAAAGCGAAACCAGGACACGTTATTCATGAGTCCACGGTTTGGCGCAAAATACAGCGGATTGGCGGTCTCACAAAGGGTATACGTAAAGATAAATTGCATCCGCATAGTTTGAGACATGCATTTGCTAAAAATTACATCGCAGTGCATGGCAATGTTGCTGATTTAGCGGATATTTTAGGTCATGAAGATACCAAAACAACACAAATTTATACGCAAGGAACACGTGAAGAGTTAAAAGAGCGTGTGGACAATTTACAAAAAGAAGTAAGAAAAAAATCGCACAATGGCGATTAGAAAGGATTATTCATGGAAATTTTAATTTGGTGTTTAGTTGGTATATTGGTTTCTTTTTGTATTTATATGTTGGATGAGCTATTTGACTAAAAATTTATATGTAATAGATCCAGAAACATAACAAGCAAATAGTGAGGGTGCAATATACCATGAAAAATCCAACTCAGGCGTGGCATCCATACCATGTGATAATTTATACGTAATGTTTGCAATAAAAACAAACAAGACAATGATTGAGAGAAAAATTCCTATAAAAGCAGATAATAAGTTTAGTTTCTCTTCTAGACTGAAGTATTTAACGATACTCAAAGAGTTTTTTGAAGGATAGCCAAGTCGGCTTCTTGTAACGTTATAAGAAGTTGTTATATAAGAATAAAACTCTTGAACTCGACATTCTGGATTCTTATTTTTAAATCCAGTGTAGGCTTTTAGAAATCTATCTGGAATGTATTGCAAATTATCTTCAATAATTTGTTCAGTTATGTCGACTACTTTTTGATGTGTAGCATCAGACTTAGTGCCGTTTAAATACATAGTTTTATATATTGGTAAATAGACATGATTAAGTTGATGTTCAAGAATTCTTGACCAATTTTCATTTTTTGAATGTAGTTTACCAAATGAATAACTTGCAAAAGCAGTGACAATAATTGGAATTATTATTGTACCGGTTGAAACAATATACGACAAAACATCCTCCATAAAAGCCCCCTAATTTTAGGGAAATTATAGCATAAAAAAACGCAAAAAGTAAGATGCACTGAAAAAGTGCAAATAAGCCCATGAATAAAGGGCGAAACAATGAAAAGTTTAATGCAAGATAATATGTTACTAAGCTTGCATTAAAAACCATAGAAAGTGAGGTCAAAAATGGCGCAAGAAAAAGAACTTTTAACTGAGTCGCATCAACGAATAAATTCGATTATTCCATATGGGAAAGACAACTCTATTTCAAGAGAAAAATTAATCGAATTAACTGGATTTGCTGACCGAAAAATTAGAAACATTATTGAAGATTTACGCAAAAATGGCGAAGTGATCTGTAGCAGTAGCAATCAAAAAGGCTATTGGCATCCAACCAAGAGAAAAGAAGTTGTTGAATTTATGACTGAAACATATAAACGTGCAAGGAACTTGTTTGTAATGGCGCGTTCGGCAAAGCAATACTTAAACAGTCACGAAGATCAACTGGAAGGAGACATTTAAATGGAAATGAATAAGCCAGCGTATTATGGAGTCATTCCTGCGACGATACGCTACGATAAAAAAATACCAACAAGCGAAAAAGTATTATTCGCAGAATTAACTGCTTTATGTAATAAAACAGGATATTGTTGGCCGACAGATAACTACTTATGTGAATTATATGAAGTAGGAAGAACAACAGTACAAAGATGGCTGAATAACCTCGAAAAAAATGGATACATCAAAAGGAAACTTGAATATAAAAAAGGTAGCAAAAAAGTTATAAAAAGACGCATATATACCTTTGAACACCCTATGCCCAAAAATGGGACACCCTATGCCCAAAAATGGGACAACCCTATGCCCAAAAACGGGGGAGATAATAATACAAGTATTAATACTAAAGAAAATAATAAAAGAAAGTTTGATTACGAAGAAGCTTTTGTTATTTTCTGGGATAAATATCCGAATAAAAAAGCAAAACCAAAAGCATTAACTGCGTTTAGAAATAAATGTAAAACGACGAACCAATTCGATATCATTCTCAAAGCACTCGATCAATTCATTGAGAGTAACGACTGGAAGAAAAATGACGGAATGTTTATCCCACATCCTGCTACTTGGTTAAATGGTGAAAGATGGCTTGATGATGTTGCAATTCAAAAGAAGAAACCAAAACCAAAACTTGAAGACTTGTTGCCGAAAGATTTTGATGATCTCACAGATGAGCAACAAAGAGAAACAAGAATGTATTATCAAAAACAAATAGATGATGGTGTAAAGAACGGAGATTATGAATAATCATTCAGATCAAGTGTTGAGTGATGCATCTGGCTACTGCTTAGGAAGCTTCATGCTCAACAACAAACTACTTGACATAACAATCCTTGAAGCAAAACACTTCTTAGAACCAGCCGCATCAATATTCGCTACAATGCAATCAATTTACAGAAAGCATGGAGCAGTAATTAACGAAGACTTATTTAAAACATCAAAAGATGTACAAGACTACATCATTGCTTGTTGTGGTTTAGGTTCAGAAAAGTACGAGTTATTCGAACACTATCAAAATTATGTAATTGAAAAATGGACCGAAAGAGAAATTATCAAATTATCAGATATGTATAAGTCTGGAAAAATAGATCTTGAAGAATTTGAAACCAAAATGAATGAAACAAAACAAAGTACATCGTTATCACTTCAAAGTTTGACTGGTCAAGAGATAGCAAACTCATGTTGGAGTGGTAAGGCAAACATAAAAGTTTCAAAGTTCTATAAACTTCAAGGACTCATGCGAATGAAGGAACATGACTTTGTTATTCTTGCTGGATCTACGGGTGTTGGTAAAAGTGGTTTTGCAATGAATCTATTACATGATTTATCAACTAACTATCCTTGCTATTTCTTTAATTTCGAAATGGGTGAGGATGAATTCAACCAAAGGCTTGTATCAATTGATAGTGGGCTGTCATTCAACGAAATGGAAAAGAAGGATGCAAATGCTGCAAAAGGAATTAAGGAAGCAGCAAGACGTCTACAAACGCGCAAAATCACATCAATAAACAATTCCATGAATTTAGCACAAATTAAGTCGTACATCGCTAAAGCGAGCTCACAGCAACATATTATCGTATTCATAGACCATATTGGATTGATTGGAGTTAAAGGCTTCTCGGCATATGATCGCATGACAGAAGTAGCAAAAGAGCTACGCAAAATATCGCTTGACTACAATTGCACGATTATTGGATTGAGCCAGTTGAATCGTGAATCAACTCGTGACACTGGTAAATCACCAAGTTTGTCAATGCTTCGTGACAGTGGAGAAGTTGAACAGTCAGCAAATAAAGTCTTATTTATTTGGAAAAATGATAAAGATGAGTATTCTTTGAGATTGTTAAAAAATCGAAGTGGAAATACTGGAGTTATAAACATTGATTACAAAAAAACAACACAACAAATTACAGAATTATCACAATATGTGAAATAGAAAAAAGTTAAAGAAATGTTTGATAGGAGAAAGAACAATGAACTATCCAATTAAATTAGTTCGTGGCAATGATGAAGCACACATCTTTGCAGATACGATTGAATATTTAGTAAACGGACGTGTAGTTGAAAGTGAACTGATACGAAAAGCAAACATGGAATTGACACAAAGTGAACGTGTACAAGGGCATATCAACTGCTTACTGTTGCGAGGGTATATACATGAAAGCGATTAACTTACTAGACGATGAACCAAGAGAAGTAAATGAAGTTGATGAAGTGATTAAAAAGTCATTTAGCGAAGCAGTGTATTGGTTTGCGTATGATTGGGGTACAAAACCTATTGTGATACTAGAGCCGACTGATGAAGATATATCGCAAGTTGAATACGGACATCTATACGGATACTACAAAATCGGTAGTGAATACTTTAAAAGTTTTGGTACAGCAAGTTATGAGTATATAAAGAAAATGAAAGAAAGAATTGAGCCAAAGTTGAACGAACAGCTTAGCTTGTTTTAGGAGAAGTAATGGATACATTTGACAATGAATTACTACTGTTTGATCGGATTAAACTTATCAAAGATACAGTAGCAAAGTATGGTGAAGAAAACTTCTATATTTCTTTCTCAGGTGGTAAAGATAGCACGGTTTTGCATTATTTAATAGATGAAGCAATACCAAACAATAAAATACCTAGAGTGTTTATTAATACTGGGATTGAATATATAGATTTAGTAAAACATGTAAAAGAATTAGCAAAAAATGAAAATCGCATTATTGTATATAACGCTGGCGTAAATATTAAACGAATGTTGACGGAAAAAGGTTATCCGTTCAAATCGAAGGAACATAGTAGAAAATTATCTACTTATCAAAATAGTAGTTTGTGTAAAAGTGTAAAAGTGTATATGAGTGGTATCAAGTCTGACGGTACAACATCACGATTTGCATGCCCAAAGATTTTGAAATATCAATTTGATGATCAGTTTTCTATAAAAATAAGTGATAAATGCTGTGATGAATTAAAGAAGAAAACTGCAAAACGCTACGAAAAAGAAAGTGGAAGAAAAATAGGTATCATAGGTTTGCGTATGAGTGAAGGAGGGCAAAGAGCAAATAAACCAAACTGTGTTGTGTTCGATAGCAAAAACACACTTGTACGATTCAAACCATTAAATCCATTAACTAATGAGTTTGTGGAATGGTATATCGAAAGAAATAATATCAAATTATGTAAGCTGTATTATCCACCGTATAATTTTACAAGAACAGGTTGTAAGGGTTGTCCGTTTGCTATTGGACTTGATGAACAATTAGAAGTAATGGATCGTCTGATGCCTAATGAACGGAAACAGTGTGAAATTTTATGGAAACCAATTTATGACGAATATCGACGGATTGGCTACAGATTAAAAACAAATGAACAAAAAAAGTTGTTTTAAGGAAAAAGCATGAACTATCAATTAAGCGTTGGGAATTATTACTCGCAACAAATAAAAAAGAGAGCATTACTCCAATGTCATTAAGTTAAGGATTGTAAAACATAGAAGAGTTGAAAATACTTCAAATCAAAGAAGATCGACATGAAGAACTAAAAATGAAGTATGATTCAACTTTAGTAATATTGGAAGAATACAATGGAAGACTAACAAAACGTGATAATGAAATTAAATCGCTAAAAGATAAGATATCTGAATTGCGTAAACAAAACGCTTCAATTAGCGAAGAAAAAAACGATTTAAAAATCGAACTTGTTGCGATTGGTAGAACAGTGCAGCAAATTGAAAATAAAGTTAGATATGATGTTCAAGAAAAAACAAAAAGTATAATTAAAAATTACGTAATTCAAAACAAAGGCAATATTTCAAAAAAGAAGATTATTTATTTTATTGAATCATTAACTGTAGATGATCTAATTGCAGATGCTAATGAGGAGAATTAAACAAGATGAATGATAAAAAACTACAAGAAGCAAATCGATTAAGAGCTGAAATTATAAAACTTGAAGAAACCATCTACAGTATTAAACATGCTATTAGATATGAGTATGATTTGCATTTTAAATCAGGACAATCACGAGAATATAAAACACGAATTCCATGCGAAGTACTTAAAGCGGTTGCTCCAATAATGCTTGAAATGTTGCAAAAAAAATATGATGCATTAGCAAAGGATTTCGAAAAATTATGATGTTTGAAGAATATGAAAAGCTACTTAATTTAAAGCAGCAAATTGAGTTTGAGCTCGAACATTATTGCTTGAGTGAAAAAGAAATAGAGATAAAGAAAAAGAATCTCGAACAAATAACTGCAATGATAAAAGAAATAGAAAGGGTTAGATAATGCCAAATGATAGACATAGGGCTGTAGCAAGAGCAAAACGCAATCGAATAAATGCAGAGTATGCACACATGTTTACTTGGAAAGGACATATGAAAATGGCAAATGAATTACCCGAATTTTTAAGAAAAGATTTCCAAGTTGGTATTGAAGAAATGAACGATATGTCAAAAAGGAGAGAAGATGAAAGAGGTCACTAAGGAAGATGTACAGTTTATAATCAAGGAACTTAGATTTCTTGATTATTACAATAAGTGCAAAGATGATATCAATGAGCAATTGTATGTAGTTGCTTACAAGTTGCAAGGAGTTAGCAGTACTGCGATTAAAAAAGTGGTACTGGAAAATGCACGCAATCCGTATCAAAACAATAAGATTGAATTACTCGAACAAGAAGGGGAATTAATGAAAGAACGCAATCGTTACGATGAAGCAATTAACTTGATCCAAAAAGTTCTGGAAACGATTAGAGAAACTAGCGAAAGTGATTATCAATTTATTTATGATGCTTGTGTGTTGCGAATGACTGATTATAAGATATCGCAAATACATTATTGCCATAAGAATAGTGTATGGGATAGAAAAGTAAGAATAATTAAAAAAGCACTTAAAAAACAAAAGTCACGTAAAAACGTGTAGTTTTCCGTGTTATTATGCTAATAGGAAATAAATGAAAGAGAGAGCCTTTGAACCGCTCCTCTTATTTCCACCAATGAGACTATCTGATGATAGTCTTTTTTATTTTTGGTACTCAACAGTCCTTGCTTTTCATATATGTTTATACCCATTTATATGTTGAGTGCCAGCAAATAAGAAGAAAGGGGTAACACATGTTTGTAGAACAATTAGCAAAAGAATTAGGAATAAGTATTGACTCAATTAAAGGCTGGTTGAAAAGGCATGAGTATCCACGAAATGCTTACATCCCTATTGAAGTGGTTACATTGATACGCAAGTACTATCATGAGAAGTTACTTCCGAATACAAATGTGCCAATGATGAACAAACTATGTAAGGGTTGCCCTAAAGGGCACATAAGCGACCAAGCATGTGCTATGAATGGAACACAAAGGGGTTGCTTACATTACAAGGTTAGGAGAGAGAAACGGAAGAAAGTAATGCCGAGGATAGAACATGGCAAAGTATAGATGTAAGAAAGACACTGCAGCATATCAAAGAAGCTGCTACACCGAGCATATAGTAATAAAGCAAGGTGAAATAGTTAATCTCAAATACATGACACGTGATCATGCAATACTTAGCTATCCTAATCACAAAGGATACAACACTAAAACTAATGTAGATGTAAAGGACTGGAACAATTTTGAACTTATACAAGACTAAGAGATGGAAGCGTGTAAGGTTAGCGTGTCTTAATGCTTATAAGTATGAATGTCAAGAGAGTAAACGTTACGGTGTTAGTAAGTTAGCCAACACAGTGCATCATATCTATCCATACGAACAGTATCCAGAGTTAGCATTTGAAGAGTGGAACTTGTTGCCACTTACACACAAGGAACACAATGCGATGCATGATAGAGATAGTCATGAACTTACTAGTAAGGGCATCTATTGGCAAAGAAAGAAACGTAAGCAATTCAATGAGTATATGAAGAACAAAAACGACTTCATATGAAGCGATATAAGCAATGTTAGTAGTGCATACGCATAGTTTATCAAACAAAAGGCAAACGCTTTGCACGGGTGGCGATATGCAACGAGTGGACGAAATACACAAGCCCCCCACTTTTATTTAGGGGAAATAAGGCATAAGGGGAACGGTAGGGTGAACTCTTTCCAAGTCCGCGAGTGCTGGAAAGATTTTTTCACATTGACATAAATATTATGAAGTATAAATAAATAAATAAATGAAAGGAGTGATGGTGTGGCGGAATTAACTACAAAGCAGATAAAAAATAGAACTGTACGATACATGAAAAAACTAGGAACGTATCGAAAAGAATACGATGATTTGATAAACATCTATGCCGATCTAATTTACCAATACAACATTTTCCTGGACCGTTTAGAACTTGAAAATTACGAAGTAGAAGTTGAAACAAAAAGCGGACAAACAAAGAAAAGTGGAACAGCAACTTATATGGAAGTATTGCGAAAAGACATTGGAACATATAGCGATAGGTTAGGATTGAACTTCAAAGCTAGAAAGGATTCTGATAACGGAAATACCAAAGTATCAAAGTTAGAGGAAACGTTGTTGAAAATTGGCAAAGTTTGAGAATAAGGAAATTATAGATAAATATGTAGCTGATATCTTAAGCGGTAAAAAACTTGTAAATAAATACCAACGTTTAGGAGTTGAACGCTATAAAAGAATGCTTAATGATAAACGCTATGACTTCAATCCAAAAGATGCCGAGTTTGTTATTGCGATCATTGAAGGAACAATTGTTCATAAACAAGGAGAACGTTTAGATGGGACACCATTAATGAACGCTCCTTTTTTGTTAGAGCCTTTTCACAAATTTCAAATATACAACTTATTAGGTTTTTATCACAAAGGAACAAAAATCCGAAAACATAAAGAAGCATTTATTTACATTCCACGTAAAAATATCAAAACAAGTTTTGCAGCTGCTTTAACTTGGGCGTTAGGAATACTTGAGCGCAAAAGCGGGGCAAAAGCATATATTGTCGCTAGAGCATTAAAACAATCTTTAGAAAGTTTTGATTTTCTAAAACACTCAATCAAACAAATGGGTGATGAAGACACTTACCGAATTATCGACAACAATGCTGAACATTCAATCAGTCGCCAGTTTAATGATGGAAGTTTCTATATTCAAGCACTAGCTGCCAATCCAGATAGCCAAGATTCATTCAACTGTAATATTGCAATCGCCGATGAAATGCACGCTTATAAAACACCCAAGCAATACAACATTATCAAGGAAGCAATGAAAGCATATACAAATAAATTGATGATTGGTATTACTACCGCAGGTGATAATATGAATTCGTTTTGCTATAACCGTTTGCAATACTGTAAAAAGATTTTAGATGGAACGGTAGAAGACGAACAGTATTATGTTTTTATTGCAGAAGCTGATGAGGATGAAAACGGATATTTAGATTTCACAAATGCAAAAGTCCATGAAATGGCAAATCCTGCCTATGGAGTTTCAATTAGACCAGAAGATATCATGAACGATGCAATGCAAGCGTTAAATGATCCACAACAAAGAAAAGACTTCTTAGCAAAGTCATTGAATGTATATACATCAAGCGTTAAAGCATACTTTAACCTTGATGAATTCAGAAAAAGTGATGAAGCATTTGAATACGGATATAAGAAACCTATAATCATTCACGATGAAGAAACTGTAAACTACAAAGAATTAGCAAAACTAAATGTTAAATGGTTTGGTGGTGTCGATTTATCTAAGTTGTATGACTTGACTGGTGTTTGTTTATACGGGGAACTTGATGGAGTTGGAATTTGTATTACACATGGATTTATTCCAGTAGTTACTGCAAACGAAAAAGCTGACAAGGACCAAATACCTTATTTCAGTTGGCAAGATAGTGGATGGCTATCCATGATAAATTCGCCAGTAATTGAATATGATGATGTAGTGAAGTGGTTTATCAAAATGCGTGATTATGGATTTGATATTAAAGAAATAGGTTTTGATAGACAGTTTGCAAAAGAGTTTGTGCAAATGATGGAAGAACATGATTTCAATATGAAAGATGTATCGCAAAGGTACTGGATAAAAAACATTGGATTTAGACACATAGAAGCGCAAGTTAAAAAAGGCGCTTTTTATTATTTACATAGCGATGCATATGAGTATTGCGTTGAAAATGTAAAAGCGATGGAAGATCCAGAAGAACGCGTTAGATACGAAAAAACAAGCGAAAACTTACGTATCGATTTATTCGATGCAAGTGTTATCGCAGTTGTTAGATTTAAAGAGAGCCTAACTGATGAATCGGTAGATATAGATGGTTGGTTTGACTAGAAAGGAGATATATGGGCATTTTCAAAAAAAGGAATACACCTGTTAGTAATTCTGCAGATAGTACATTGCATTGGTTTTTGACAAGCGATGCATACGATAGGCTATGCACAGGAGACTATGTGCGGTTGACTGACAATGCAGAGTTTCAAACAGGATTAAATGTTATCGCTGATTTGGTATCAAACATGAGTATTAAACTTATGGCCAATACTGAAAAAGGAGATAAGCGCATTTATAATGAGTTATCAAGAAAGTTAGACATTGAACCGAATCGATATATGACGAGAAAGAAACTCATTAAATTCATTACTTACAACTTGCTTGTTGAAGGAAATCAAATCACATTGCCAGAACATGATCGCGAGGGAAATTTGTTATCACTCAATCCGATAAAGAGCGAGAATGTTTCGTTCAATGATTATGGACTGACATATGACATTTTGCTAAATGGAGTGAAGTTTGAATGTGATGAAGTCCTGCACTTTACACTTAACGCAAAAAGCGATAGCACTTTTATTGGTCGTGGCTATCAAGTTGAATTGAAAGACATTCTCTCAAACTTGAAACAAGCAGGTGCGACAAAAAAAGCATTTATGGGAAGCAAATATATGCCACCCGTTATTGTGAGTGTAGATAGCAATAACAAAAGTTTAGCAACCAAAGAAGGTCGAGAAAAGATTATTGATAGTTATATTGATACTGATCAAGGGAAACCTTGGGTAATTCCAAGCACTTCAATGGATGTTAAACAAGTCAAACCTTTGACTTTAAACGATTTGGCAATAAATGAAACAGTTGAAATTGATAAAAAAACAGTAGCAGCAGTCCTAAGGATTCCTGCTTTTTTATTGGGAGTTGGCGAGTACAACGAAGATGAATACAACAACTTTATCAATACAACCATTCTTTCAATCGCTAGAACGTTGGAGCAAGAAATGACTAAGAAATTAATCTATTCACCGAAGATGTACATTCAATTCAATGTTCGCTCATTGCTTCAATACTCAATTCAAACCCTTGCGACAGTCGGAAAAGACTTGCGTGCAATTGGAGTAATTGATGGCAATGAAGTTAGAGATTGGATCGGTATGTCACCACGTGAAGGACTAGATGAATTAGTCATGCTTGAGAACTATATCCCTAGTGATAAGTTAGGCGATCAAAAAAAGTTAGGAGATGAAACTAATGGAAATTAGACAAATGCATTTTCCTAGCGAGTTGAAAATTCGCGAAAGCGAAAGTGGAAAAAAGATAGAAGGATACTTTATCGTTTACAACCAAAAAACGAACCTATTCGGCAATATTTATGAACAAATGGCGAAAGGCTCAATTGACAACGCTTTAGCAAATAATGACATTCGTTGCTTGTTTGACCACGACAGCGCAAAGGTGCTAGGTCGTACAGGTAATGGAACATTGAAACTAAAAAGCGATGATTACGGTTTGTACGGAGAAGTTGAAATCAATCAAAACGACCAAGAAGCAAAAGATATTCACGCACGCGTTGAACGTGGAGATATTAACGCTTGCTCGTTTGGTTTCTATCCAATCGCAGAAGAACGCACTGAAGAAAGCGATGGCTCAATTACTTACACGGTAAAAGAAGCCGATGTTATCGAAGTATCGGTAGTTACTTTCCCTGCATATCCACAAACGCAAGTTTCAGCACGCAAGAAAGAAGTTGAAACATTTAAACGTGAAAAACTTGAAGCTCGCAAGGAAGATTTGAAAAAGAAACTTAAAGGAGAAACACAATGTTAAAAAAACTTAAATTAGCAAAACAAAAAGAAATGCGTGAAAAACAATTAAGCGATTTGCTAGAAAGAGAAGCAGAACTTAAAACACGTGAAGCTGAATTAGAAGACGCTATTTCAGAAGCTGAAACCGATGAAGATTTAGAAACAGTAAACGAAGAAGTTGAAAAACTAAATACTGAAAAGGATGAAGCAACTGCAGCAAAAACAAAATTAGAAGATGAAATTCGTGACATCGAAACACAACTCGATGAACTAGAAGATAAATCAAAAGAAGTAAAAAACGAAGAACGCAAAAATGCGGAAAAGAAAGAGGTACGAGAAATGAAAACAGGATACGAATACTTACAAAATGAAGAAGTACGTTCATTCTACGGAAATGTAGCAAAAGCAGTGCTGGATAAACGAGCAGTAACAGGAACTGACTTATTAATTCCTGATGTAGTAGTAAACCGAATTGAAAGTAAAATTACAGAATATTCTAAGTTAATCGGAGAAGTTGAAGTTATTGACTTAAACGGAAACGCACGTGTTATTACTGCTGGTGATATTCCTACTGCAATTTGGATGGAATGTTGTGATCCAGTCGCTGAACTTGCCGATGCATTCGACCAAATCGAACTTGACTGCTATAAAGTCGGTGGATTTATTCCAGTATGTAATGCTACATTAGATGATTCTTTTGTTGCTTTAGCAAACATTCTTGAAGAACGTTTGGCGAAAGCAATCGCAAAAGCTATTGATATCGCGATTGCAAAAGGAACTGGAGTTAAGCAACCAACAGGAATGATGTTAAATGCAGTTGATGGTGGAACTGTCACGTCAATCAAAGATTTATTACCGCTAGTAGCAAAAGTTAATAGCGAAGAAGTTGTAAAGATTTATATGAGTAAAACAACGTTACTATCACGTGTTGCTCCTGAATTGTTATTAGCGACTGCTGATGGAAAATACTTTGTAAACATGGCAAGTTTTGCAGGTTATGAATTTGTAACATCTGATGCGTTCGCGGTTGATGAATTTGTAATTGGGGCAGGTAAGGAATATTTGCTAGGACGTAGAAAAGGTGTAACGCTTGCAACTTCTACTGATGTTCGTTTCATCGAAGACCAAACGGTATTCAAAGCAACTGCACGCTACGATGGTAAACCAAAGAAAAACGATGCATTTGTTAAAGGAATGTTCGCAACACCTGCACAAGGATAAATTAAAGAAAGGAGTTATTTATGGCTCTGAATGAAGAAAAAGAAAAAACGTGTTTGAAACTAGTAAAATCAAGACTTGGAATAACTCAAAACATTAGAGATGAATACATCACGGATATTATCCGTGGTGTTGTCTCTGATTTAGAAAATCGTAATGGAATTGTTATAGATGGTGATGATTTTGGTCATTTGATGTTTGTTTGTGATTATAGTGAGTATCGTTATTCAAATGTTGGAATTAGTGCAATTCCTAGACATTTAGAAATGCGATTGCACGATTTGATTTATGGCTAGTTACACATTCAATTACTCTTTGAAGTTGGTAAGCATGACCTATTCACAAGATGAATACGGACAAGAAATACCGACAAGACAAGAAATGGAAGTGTTATGCGATATTCGTTCGATTGGTCGCAGTGAGTTCTATCAATCAAGAAACTCAAAGCTGCAACCATCAATAATCTTTATTGTTAAAAAGTTTGAGTATAACGGAGAAAGGGAAGTTATTTACGATGGTGAAAAGTATAACGTGATACGCACGTATGCAACTGATATCGAAAACATCGAATTGACTTGTGAAAAGGTGGAACATGACAGTTAAGGAATTAGCACAAGAACTAAAAACACTTGGTTATGATTGTGCATATGACCACTTTAATACAACACCAACACTTCCATTCATCGCTTATTTTGAAAACGAAAGAACGGATTTCATAGCCGATAACAAAGTTTATCGCAAGCAACAAAACATCACGATTGAGTTATACACCGAGTTCTATGAACCAAACATATCGGAACAATTAGAAGATTTATTGGAACGCTTAGGCATTGTCTATGATTGCGTTCCTTTTTTGTACATCGAAGATGAACGCATGTATATGAGTTCATACTCATTTAGTTTATGAAAAAGGTAGATCTTGAAAATTTTGCAAGCGAGATTGCAAGTCAACTTTTGAATTATTCTCAAGATGTTGCAGATGAAACGAAAGATGCCGTTGATGAAATTACAGCTGAAGCAACTAAAATTGTTAGAGAAAATGCTCCAGTTTCTGACACTAAAAGAAAAGGAAAGTATAAGCGAAGTATAAAAAATGATAAAGTTCATGAATCCACGCTAGATAAAGAAAAAATTATCTATGCAAACGGTAAAGAATATCGACTTACGCACTTATTGGAAAAAGGGCATTTAACAAGAAACGGAAAACGAACCAAAGCACACCCTCATTTTGAATACGGTGATGAATATATTGAAAAGAATTTTGAGAAAAAACTAGTTTCAAAAGTACAAAAGATTAAATAAGGAGAACCTATGAAAACAAAAGTATTAGTAAATTTACGGAGTTCAGCTAAAAAAGCAAACAATGTAATTAAAACTTTAAAAAAAGACACAACTGTAGAAGTTGTGAAAAGTGGAAAAACTTGGACTGAAGTAAAAGTAGATCATGTACAAGGATTTATTATGACGCAGTTTTTAGAAGAAAAAGGAGAAAAATAATGAAAGAAAATATTGTAAGATTTGGACTTAAAAACGTTCATACTCATAAAATAACAATTGGTGAGGACGAGTTAATTACTTTAGGTCCTGGTGTGCCTTTTCCTGGTGCGGTTAGTCTGAAGCTTAATGCAGAGGGGGAATTAACACCTTTCTATGCAGATGATACGACATACTATGTAGCCAGTTCAAATAATGGTTATACAGGTGATTTAGAAGTTGCAAGAATTACTAATGAATTTCTTGTTGACTATCTAGGTTATATAAAGTTAGCAGATAACACAATTGTTGAGGATGCTAATGCTAATGCCGAACCATTTGCTTTGACTTTTGAGTTCGATGGAGATGTAAAGGCAACGCGTCACATTCTATACAAAGTAAACGCAAGTAGACCTTCGCAAGAAAGCAAAACAACTGAAGGTGCAAAGAAAGAACCACAAACCGAAACGTTGCCAATTACTGTTACGCCTATTGTTATTGGTGATAAAGCAATTGTTAAACGTAAAACAACTGTCGACACACCTCAATCAACTTATGACAATTGGTATAAAGCACCTACAATGCCAGATTTCACTGTAGAGCAACCACAAGGATAAATTATGGCAAATATTATTATCGCAGGTGCAGATGAAGTTGCAATGATTGATGGTGTTCAAAAAGTAATTAACAAGGATGTTGAAGTAGTTCTAGGTGCGAACGGAGCTACACCACGTTTATATCGTATGTATTTCAAAAAAGACTTATTGCAAACGATTGTTCAACTTCAACAAATCTATGATGAGAAGCCAGATAATTGGGATGACATGAGCGAGGAACAACGTAAGAAATATCAAAATGATCAATTGCTTATGTATTTTGATTACAATCTTATTGATGAACTTGCATACGTATGTGCAAAAACAGCAAATCCAAATATAGGAGACTACTTAGAATGGTTAGCTCAATTCGCTCCATTTGCATTAATGGATAAAGGAGAAGATATATTCAATCTTCTGTTTAGATCCACTGTTACTAAGATTGATTCAAATGGTGATTTGGGAAAGTACCAAAAGTAAGTGAAATATCTTACGACAAAATGATATTGTCTTGTTTCAAACTGGGAATGAATATACACGATTTGGAATTGTTAGATATTGGAATGATAATCGATTTGATTACTACTAACAATAATTTGATTAATTTATCAATGAATAACGAAAATGAACCCCAAATAAGAGATGCAAATCAAGATGATTTCGATAGATTTTAAGGCACTTTAAAGAGTGCCTTTTTTAACTTTTAAAAGGAAAGGAGAACGTATGGCAAAAAAATACGAAGGAATTACACTGAGAGTTGGTGGAGATACTACCGAACTTTCAAAAGCACTAAAACAACCACAAACAGAAAGTAATAAACTTCAATCGCAATTAAGAGAAGTAAATAGAGCATTAAAGTTTGATACTACTAATACTGATTTGATTTCTCAAAAACAAAGACTTCTTGCCGAAAATGTAGAAAAAACAGAAGAAAAAGTAAATCTATTGAAAGAAGCACAAAAAGAGTTTATTGATCAAGGTGGAGATGTTAATAACCCTGCGTATGTAGAACTTCAAACTGAAATTGTAAAAGCTGAAGCAAAAGTAAAAGCATTAAAAGAAGAACAAAGCGGACTCCCAGCAAGCTTAGAAGCATATAGCGCGAAATTAGACGAAGTTGGTAAGAAAGCTATAGATGTAGGTGGATCAATGACTAAAAATGTAACAACACCTATAATTGCTACAGGAGCTGCAGCAGTAGCAACTTGGATGACGATTGATGAAGCGTATGACAACATAATCGTAAAAACTGGTGCAACAGGTGAAGTTGCAGATAAACTCGCCGCTTCGTTTGATAAAGTGTATGGAAGTGTGCCTGAAGATTCAGAAGTGGTAAGTGAAGCGATAGGTGAAGTAAATACTCAATTCGGTTTGATGGATGAGAAATTAGAATATACGTCTACATATATGATTAAATTCGCAAGTATAAATAAAACAGATGTTGCGCAATCAACAATTATAGCGAAACAAGCGATGGAAGCATATGGATTCACATTAGATGAAATGCCATCATTTATGGATTCATTGACGTATGCTTCACAGTTTACTGGTGTATCTGTTGATGAATTATCAGACGCTGTAATTAAGGGAGCACCTCAACTAAAAGCAATGGGATTAAGCGCACAAGAAGGTGCAGTATTAATTGGACAACTTGAACAAAGCGGTGTGGATAGTTCAACAGCTCTTTCGAGCATGGCAAAGGCAAGCGTTGAATTTGCAAAAGATGGAAAATCACTTTCAGAAGGACTTGCAGACATGCAAGAAAAAATTCAAAATTCAACAAACGAAACAGAAGCATTAAATATTGCCGCTGAAGTATTTGGTACAAAAGGAGCATCAAGGATGAGTGATGCAATTAGACGTGGAACCCTTGATATTAGTGCATGGGGAGATGTTTCTGAGGAAGCTGCTGGAACTGTTGAAAATACTTTTGAAGCGACACTAGATCCAATGGATAAAGCAAAGATTGCACAAAATAACCTAGCATTGGCAGGTGCATCATTAGGGGATACAATTCAGCAAGCACTTGGACCTATATTTGAAAAATTAGCTGAAATTATTCAAAATCTAACAAAGTGGTTTAAAGGGCTTGATCAAAATACACAAACAATTATTGTGACTATCGGTGGAATTGTTGCAGCAATTGGACCATTGCTTGTAATATTCGGTAAAGTCGCCACAGGAATATCATCAATTATTACTGTGGCTGGTAAGATAGGGACTATTTTTACAAAGATAGGCGGAGTATTCTCAACACTAAAAGGAGTCATAATGCCGATCATTAGCACGATTGGAACGGGACTAAAGGGACTATTTACACTCATTATGGCAAACCCAGTTATAGCAATTATCACTGCAATCATCGCAATATTTGTGTTGCTATATACAAAATGCGAATGGTTTAGGGATGGGGTTCATGCAATCATAGATGCAGTGGTCCAATTTTTCGCTGATTTTGGTTCAAATATAGCAGATATTATTACAGGAGTTATCGAGTGGTTTGCTCAATTACCTGAGAAAATAGGAGAGTTCATACAAGAGTTGATTGACTTTGTTGTAAGTTTTTACACAAGATTATTTCAATTTTATACACAAGATATTCCGAACTTTGTCTTAGGAGTTTTGAGCTGGTTTGGACAACTACCTGGTAAAATTTGGGAGTTTATTTCTCAAATTATTGGAAACGTTGCAACGCTTGCGAGCAGTTTGATTTCTAAAGGAATTGAAGCAGGTAGTGGATTGTTTAACAATATTGTTACGTGGGTTTCTCAATTGCCTGAAAAAATGATTGAAATTGGTACGAATATTGTTTCAGGGATTTGGGAAGGTATAAGTGGTGCAGCTGATTGGTTAATGGATAAAATAGGGGGATTTGCCGATGATGTTGTTGGTGGAATTGCTGACTTCTTTGGGATTAACTCACCGTCACGCGTGATGAGAGATAAAGTTGGTCATTGGCTTCCACTTGGAATAAGTGATGGGTTTGAAAGCACCATGCCCTTAGCAGAAAAAGAAATAATGAATGTGTTAGATAAGTCGATGTCACATATGCAAAAAGGAGTTGATGATGCATTGGCATTTGACATGAATAAAAACATTGAATTATCAACTATGAGTACTCACAGTGCAACAATGCTTGATAGCATGAAGGATAACATCTTAACAGCAGTTGATAATATGCTTGGCTCAATTAATATTCAAAATAGCTTTGCAATCGGAACAACTGAAGTTGCAAGTGAATTAACTCCACTTGTAAACAAAAATATGGGCAGATTAGCAAAGAGAGGTAAATAGCATGTCAGTTAAATTGAATGGAATAGACATCAAAACATATGGATGCATTTTGTTAGAAAATTATGATATTGCTGTTGCAGAACCTAAATTGAAACAAATTGATATTCCTGGTGCAAATGGAATGTTGGATATAACTGACCAAATAAATGGATTGGTTGCTTATTCAAATCGTGACATTACAATGAATTTCGTAAAAAGAACTGCTGTAAAAAAGGAATGGCATGAAGTTTATAGCGATTTAGCGAATGCTTTTCATGGCAAGAAAGTAAAAGTGGTTTTTGACAATGATGCCACTTTTTACTGGACTGGTCGAGCTAACGTTTACGCGATAAAGGAAGGTCAACAGTATTCGGCAATACAAATCGTAGTAAATGCTGAACCATTTAAGTATGATGTAAATTCAAGTGGTGGTGATTGGTTATGGGATCCATTTAACTTTACTCGTGATATTGCTAGAAACTATAACAACATCGAAGTAGACGGATACAAGGAACAACGTATTATCGGTACAGAGTTAGCAGTTAATCCTAAAATTACTGCAAGTAGTAGCATGACTATGACAATCGATGATGATGCGACTATTTATAACATTCAACCAGGGACAAAAACGTATTACAACATCACAGTTACGAATCACGAGTATATCTTTAAAATCAAAGGAAATGGAACGATTACTTTTGATATGAAAGGGGGAAGCCTATAATGTATGAATTAAGAATTGGAAACGATACTATTTACAAACCAGGAGTCAGTGATTTGGTTATGGCTTCAAGTCCACAAGTAACATTTGAGTTGAATACACAAGGGATGTTAGATTTGCAAATGCAATCATCACATCCCTTTTATTCTAAAATAGCGCAACACAAAACAGTGATTGATTTATACGATAGTAACGAATGGATTGCTGCTTTTAGAGTTATTAATATTGAAGTGGACTTCTACAACATCAAAACAATCGAATGTAACGGTGTTTTGGACTTCTTGAATGACACGATTGTAAGACCTTTTCAATTCACTGGAAGTATCACAAACTTATTGAAAAAGTTATTAGATAATCACAATTCACAGGTTGATGATTTTAAGAAAATAAATCTAGGTCAAGTCACAGTAGTTGATACGAATGATTATGTTAATCGTTCGAGTGGTAACTACATGAATACACTTGAATGTATAAATGAACGATTAGTAAAGCTTCATGGTGGTTATTTGCGTATCCGTAAAGCAAATGGGAAATATTACCTTGATTATATTGCTGATTACGGCGTAATAAGTAAACAAACAATTCGATTTGGAGAAAACTTGCTCGATCTAAATAACTACATTCAAGGTGATACCTTAGTAACTGCAATTATTCCTTTAGGTGCTGAACTTGATGAAAATGGAATAAATGATATAAAAAAACGTGTGACAATCGAAAGCGTAAATGGTGGCAAAGACTACATCTATTCAACTGAAGGTGTTAAGCAATTTGGCTATGTTTGGAAAACAGTGATATGGGACGATGTTACTCAATCGAGTATTTTGCTAAATAAAGCAAAGAGGTACTTAAGTGAAAATGCAAACATGGATATCTCTATCGAGATAAAAGCAATTGATTTAGCATACCTTGATGTTAATATTTCCATGATTAAATTAGGAGATTGGATTCCTGTTGAATCATTCCCACACAATTTACAAAGAAATTTTCTTGTTTCGAAATTAGAAATCGATATCGAAAATCCAGAAAAATCAATTATAAATCTTGGTAGTGTAATCGGAACGTTTACATCAAACACAACATCAAGTAATAAAAATGTACAATCGTCTATTCGTGATGAGTTAGAAAATGTTTATGTTTGGTACAACGATGCTATTCAAAAAGCCACGGATTTAATTAATGGTGGAACAGGCGGATACGTTTACACGGCAACAAATGTTGATGGGCAACCCAATGAGATTTACATCATGGATAAACCACAGGTTGACCAAGCTAAAAACCTTATTCGTCTTAATGTGAATGGAATAGGTTTTAGTAACAATGGAATCAACGGCCCATACAGAAATGCTTGGACAATTGACGGTAAACTAAATGCAGATTTCATTACTACAGGGACGCTTAGAGCGGTCAAGTTGATTGGTAATGAAATTGAAGGGGCTTCTATTAAAGGTGGTAAAATCGTTGGTGGTTCTATTACTGGAGAAACGAGTATCAACGTTGGAACCGATCTATTTGTTGGCAATAATATTTATCTTGGCAAAGGAAGCACTTCACTTAAAGAAATATATCTATCAGATAGATTACGGTTTAGAAGAGCAACTGGTGTTTCTGAATGCTTAGATATAATAAATACCTATACAGGCCAAGGATGGATTGCTTTACGTATGCCAAAGACTCAAGTAATTGTTACTCAAACCGATATTAGTTTAATATCAAACAATGCGTCAAACTCTTTTCAGGTATCTCCACAATCGACATACAGTAGACTGCCGATTACTATTGGTTCTGATAAACGAATGAAGAGATGTATTAAAGATATTGATATTTCTGATCTAGTAGATAGTGTAAATGTAAAAAGTTTTGAGTATCAAGAAACTGAAAAACAAAAAGTAGGTGTTATTGCACAGGACTATTTAGGTAGCGAGTTTGAACAATACGTAATAGATAAAAATGAAGATGGATACTTATGCGTTGATTACAACGCTTTTTTAATGTCCGTAATTCAAAAAATACAAAAACAAGAAGCTCGAATAAAAGAGCTAGAAAGGAAAATCAATGGCTAATATAACAAAAGAAATGGAGAACATTCGCGATGCACAGTATGGTGAAGAGGTTCGTGGATCTATCATTAGTGGTCTTGAAAAAATTAATCTCGAGACTGAAAACACTACAGAATTAGTTGAAACTAAAATTGTAGAGTTAGATGCAAGTGAAACAACTAGACAATCTAATGAGTCAACGAGACAAACCAATGAAGCAGCTCGGCAAGTTGAGTTTGCACAATCAATTGAAGATGTAACTGCAATAGTTGCTGACGTTGAAAGACGTCTTGAAAATGGCGAATTTATCGGTGCTACACCATCGCATGAGTGGAATGGAACAAATATTCGATTCAAACAAGGAGATGGTACATGGGGTCCTTGGGTAAATTTACAAGGACCAATAGGTCCTGCTGGGTCACTAGAAAACGCTACAGCTGATAGAGTGGCTACAACTGACGGCACAAACGTACAGCAAAACCTTGACGGATTACGCACAGATTTAGCTGATGTCGTACACATGGGATATGATAGTAAAGGTGAACCCTTAACACAAGAGTTCAATGGTGAACAATTAAGTAACTCAATCCTTATTGCAAAGGGTAAAGTGAGTGTTAAACAGCCATCAAACGAA